GTCATCTGATTCTCCTTGATGATGGAGGAAAGGGGGCCGAAGCCCCCAATCCATTAGGTGGAACCAGAAGAGCCGTACCACTGACGCCAGTCGGACCAGCCGAAGCTATACCGCTCACGCGCCTTGTAGCGCATGTTGCCCGTCAGGAAGTCCACATCGTCCTTCGTAGCGAGCGTGGCACGCACGAACATCTTGGTGCCGTTCGGAACGTCCGTACGGATATACCAAGCATTCGGGTCGGTGAACCGATGGTTGACAGTGTAGCCCTTGGAGAACAGGCCCATGTCCTTCAGCGCGTTCGTGTCGTTGTCAGCCGTCCCGACGCGGAGGTCCGAGAACAGGATGCGGTGAGCAACGAACTGAAGCTGCGGAGGAATGTGCAGGCTCACGGCGCGGGCGCCGATCAGCAGGCCACGGTCGTCCTTGGTCAGCGAGATGTTGATCAGGGCCGCCTCAAGCGCCGTCTCGGAAAGGTCCGAGCTAGCGCGGTTGGACTGCGTGCCAGCAGCAAGCGTTGGGTGGCTGGCCGAGAACAGCGGCTGACCGTCACCACCCGCGTAGAGCGAGCTAGTGGAGAAGCCGTTGTTATAGACGTTCGCCGCCTTAACCTGCTTGGCATTCGCCATCGCACGGCCCATCGCGTTCGCCTTCATCTTACCCGTGGTGCCATAGAGGTTATCCTCGATAGCTTCCTCGGTGATGGCAAACGCCATAGCCACAGTTTCGTGGGTGTACCGGCTGGTCCAGGCTTCCGACGCGGTGTCAAAGAACACCTGATCGCCTTCCGTCTTGACCGGGGCCGTACCAAAGCCCGTCATCAGCACTTCTTCTTCGAACGAGCGATCCGACTTCTCAGTGTCGAAAAGGGGCGCGTGTTCGTTGTCAATGCTCTTGTAAGCAGTGCCGAAGATAGCGTTGAGGCCGGGGACAAGCTGCTTCGCGAATTGAGCGCGAGTCAAAATAGCCATTTTCTATATCCCCCTATTAAGCCGCAGAAACCTGCTGCATGATCGGGCCATTCAGCTTCACGACCACAATCGGGAACGGATCGCCCCAGTTGTTGTCGGGAATGTTGGCCAGACCCACAAGCTTCAGCGCAGTGCCAACCGCAGACGTCCGAGTCGAAGCATCCAGCGTATAGCGAGAAGTGCCATACACCGTATTGACATCGCCGCCGGAAGCCGTCACATCGAAGTTCAGGCCCAGGTCGGCCACCGTCACCGAGGCGTCAGCCTGGATCAGGAACAGCGCGAACGGGTTGTCGATGATGTAGGCGGTCGGACGATCCGAACCGTCATACAGGCCAGCCGAAGACGTATCAGCCGGAATGGCGTTGCGGAGCTGCGGCCCCACAGCGGCATCCACCCAAGCGAAGCCATTGGCTACGCCGAGCAGCGGGCCATTGCCCGTACCAGCCGAAGTAATAACGCCACCCGACAGCTTGACCGGAGAACCCTTGGCGAGGTCCGGGCAGTTAGCGCCGTTGGGAAGCGGATAAGCGCGGACCTCGTTGCCATGCGAGCCAAAGGCGGCAATGGCGCGAAGTCCGAAGGGTGCGAAAGAAACGGGCACCTTCTATCCTCCTTCTATGTGTTATCCAAATGAGGGACGTCGCCCCCTGGAATGTCGTTTCGAACCTTCATTGGCAAATCGCTGCGACCGGCCCGCACTATCCTCGTAGCTCACCGTCTTCATATCGAAAGCCTGCTCCGCTTGAATGGCCCTATCTTCGGACCACTTTTGGATGGCTTCCGCCTTACGTCGAGGCAGCTTTGCGAGGACAAGGTCGCCATTGATGGCAGCACCCGCCAACGCAGAAATCTTACTTTCGAGTCCAGGGAAAACGTAACCCGCCGGGACTTCCTCCAGCGGCACGAATGCCCAACCTTCTCGCATGCGCTGCGAAATATTGTTGAAGTCGTCCTGATCCCCATTTCGGAAGCGGACCCAGCGATAAGCGTACTGGTCCACATCGGGCATGGGAGGGATTTCTAGCGCATTAGGTGGATTATACTCCATGTCAAGGGAATTTTCAAGTGGCTCGTCGAGCGAGTTATCAGTAGTTGCACGCTTGCCGCGCATTACAGAATCTCCGTATATTGGCTGGTAGTTTGCTGGGCACGTTCAGCGCGGGCCTTCTCTCGCGCATAGTCTTCAACGCTGATGCCAAGGTGGTTAGCCATCTCACGATCCGACTGGGTAATCGTCACACGCACCTTGCCGGGTGTGGCAGCAGGAGCGCCCCGATTCTGAATGGTCGGGTTGGCAGTCTGTCGGGGCGCCGTTCGCCCGCCCAGCTTGGTCGGGAACTCGGTCTTCAGGCGCTTGTCGAGTTCGTCAAAGTAGTCGGGATCGTCAGGCTGATAACCGTCAGCGACCATCTGGCGATCAATGACCTGGGCGCCCGCCGTCATCACCGGGTCTTTGTTGAACCAAGTCTTGTTGCGCTCATACCACTCGACCGCCATAGGCGAGGGTGCACGGCGCTTCGGTTCAGCGGGAGTCTGCCGCGTCTGCTGCGGGGTGTCCGACCCAGATTGCTGAGTCGGCTTCGTAGGGATCGAGCGTCGGTCCCTTTCGATCTGCTGCTTCTCCGCGACCAGACCAGCCATCTTCTGCTGGACTTCGAAAATCTTTTCGCGGTCGCCCGAATCAAAGGCCTGATCGAAGTCCCGACGCAGGGCCTGCATCGAAGCATCGAGGCTCTTGGCGTAGAGATCGAAGCCGATAGCGGCGCCGTCGTTGGCGTCCTGTTCGAACTTCTTAGCCCGCTCTTCAGCCTGAGAAAGACGGTCTTGCGCTTCGGCCAGTTGTCGGGCATAAGCGTCCCGCTGGGCCTTGAGACGCTGGCTGCGCGTAAGCTTCTTGCGTTCGCTGGGCGCAGCATCTACAGTGTCATCGTCGTCATCGTCGGACTCAGGCTCCTGAGCAGCAGCCTTCTGAGGAGTCGTTGTCTCTTGGACAATCTCGACGTTATCAGGCTCAAGGCCCTCATGGACGATCTCGATGTCGGCGGCTGCCTCCTTGGCGGTGCCTCCGAGATTGTCGAGGTCTAGTTCTTTGAAGCCGCTATCAGACATGGTAGGTTATTCCTTGAAGTTGGCGTCGAGGTATTCAGGCTTATCGACCACCAGTTCGATGGACGAAGCCTTGACCAGCAGAAGCTTGACGCCCTTCCACCAAATCTTCTGGCCTGCGAATTTCGCATACACGATGTAGTCGCCGGGCTTGACCCACGGTCCCTTCCGGTATATGTCTTCGTCAACGAACGCGAGTTCGCCCAGAGCAAGGACGCGGCCCACGGTGTTGAGATATTCGCGGTCTTCGCGGAACGTGTCAGGAAGCAGGATTCCGCCCGCAGACTTGCGCCGAATCGGCACCGGTCGGACAAGAATCCCCACGCCGGGAATCCTGGGCAGCGGGGTCGGGTCAGGAATTTCGTCCTGCGTCACCCACTGGTCGTTGGTAAGCGCCCCATCGAGAGGCGTGCGAGCGGTAATCATTAGTCCCTTTCTTCCATTGGAGTTTGTTCGAACAACTCTTTAAGGATAGTGATGGCCGTGTTCAGGCCGTGAATGGTGCCGCAAGTCTTCGCATATTCGTCGTAAGACTTGGCGGCACCCCTCGACAGAGAGTCCTTCTCCCTGTCGATTCTCTTCTGTACCTCTGCTACATACTCAGATAGAAGTCTCATTGGCCTGCGAGGTTAGCCCTCTCTGCAAGTTTAGTAGCTTGAAGATCGGCTAGTTTCGCAGAACTATCAAGTATTTTTCCAGATGCTGCAATCTGGTTCTTCTTGTTCTTATCTTCTGCGTCCAGCAGCATCGAGGCTTCCTTCAGGTCCAGTTCGCGATTCTTCAGCGCGATCTTCGCCGCCTCACGGACATCCTGCGACTGGATGCGGGCCGCCGAAAGCTGAAGCTCCTGCTGGTTCAGTTGGACCATCTGCTGCTCCACAGACGGACCCTGCTCGCCGCCCATGCCCGAGGCCGCCGATTGCATGACCAGCTGCGTGGCAATCTGTGCCTGCACATTCTCATCTTGCAGGGGCATACCCATTTGCTGGGCCAGCATCATCGCCTGAGCCACGAACATCAGGGTCTTATGCTCCGAGATATTCGCCATCAGCACTTGCATGCCCACGGCAATAGTCGGATCATTGGTGCCCTGCATCTGAGGCGCC